CCGGGTTGCCCTGTTGAAAGACGGCGTGATTGGAGAGCGGTACATGCTGAAACCGCCCCTTGAAATGATTGTGTACCCGGATGGAACGACAGCCCCCTACTATTTGGGGGAAATGATGACGGAATGGGAAATGCCAGTTGTAGAAAGTGAGGTTCAAAAAGTATGGCAATGAACTATAAACCCAGCATGACGAAAGCGGAATTGCTGGAAATCGCCACCGCAAACGGCGTGCAGGCCGATGACAGTATGACAAAAACGGCGATTCTTGCCGCGCTGGACGGCGCAAACAGCCGCGCGCCCGACGGGGCGGAACTGAACACCAGCCCGGAGGAAACCGCCGCAGACGGCCAACAGGCCGCACAGAGCGGCGCAGGACAGGCCGGGGACAGAGAGGGGACCGAGGACACCGCCGGGCAGGAAACGCCCGCAGAGGACGCGCAGGAAGCCCCGGAGGGGTACAACCTGTTCGTCTATGCCGGGCCGTCCCTCCCACGCGGGAGACTGAAAGAAAATGCCGTGTTCAACGGGACGTTCGAGGACGTGAAAGCGTACCTTGCGGACGTGATCGCGGACTATCCCCTTGTAGCGCGGATGATCGTCCCTGTTGAGCGGCTTTCCGCGTTTCACGTCAAGGTGAAAACGCCCGGAAACCTTGCACACAAGTATTACAACGACATTGTTTCGACAATGCGGGGAAACAAGGAGGTATAACAAATGGCAGAGTATTTCCACGGGGTTTCGACGCGGCAGGTTGACACGTCGGTTTCGACCCCTGTTACGGCAGATTCCGGGATTGCGTTCGTCGTAGGCGCGGCCCCGGCGCACACCGTCGGCGGAAGCGTGAACGACCCGATCATGTGCCAGAGTTACGCGGAGGCCGTGGCCGCTATGGGGTACAGCGATAACTGGGGAAACTATCCGATTTGCGAAGCGATCTACGCACAGTTCAAGCTGTACGGCGTATCGCCCGTCGTATTCGTGAACATTCTGGACCCCGCAAAGCACAAGAAGAGCGTTTCGGAGCAGAATTACGCTGTCACGGACGGAAAGGTTCTTTTGCCGCTGGAAGCCCTGAAAGACACGGTGAAAGTCACCGACTATACCGCAGGCGAGGATTTCGACCTGTTCTACGAGGGCGAAAATCTGATTCTTGAAGTGATCGAGGGCGGGAGCATCCCAGAGCGGACGGGAGAACTGACCATTGCGTTTGACGCGGTGGACCCCTCCAAAATCGCGGAGAAAGATATTATCGGCGGTTTTGAGGTAAGCACAAAGAAATATTCCGGGCTGGAACTGATTGACAAGGTTTTCCCGAAATATGGAATTGTGTGCGACATGATTCTTGCGCCGGGATGGTCCCATAAGTCAACTGTCGCGGCGGCAATGCGGGCAAAGGCGGAAACCATCAACGGCGTTTTCCACGGCGCAAAGGCCCTGATCGACATTGACACAACAGAAGTCACGCATTATGCAGACGCGCCCGCGTGGAAGAAAACGCAGAACATCAACGACAAGGCGGAAATCCTTTGCTGGCCCCTGTTCGGGCTGGGCGATTACGTGTTTCACGCGTCGGTCCACACCGC